ACAATCAGATTGGCTTGGTCTTGCTATTGTTGAACCACTTGCTAATTGTGCTGCAGTTGCCCCATTTTTTTGAATAGTTACACTACTTGCTGAACTTTCAAAGTTACCATCTACTGTTAGAGTGTGAGCATCAGTAATACTTAAAACATTAAAAATTTCACCATTAATTTTTATATCATCACCAACTGATAATTCACTAGTAAATAAGGTAGAATTACCATGAGCATTTACTGTAGGAGAACCTGCAGAAGTATTTACTGTGCCTGTAATATTTTGATAAGTATCTTTATTAACTTGTGTCCAAGTTATACCATCAGCACTATAATAAATATTTGTTCCTTGACAAGCTACAACTCCTTTAGCATAGCTTTGAATACCTTCTATATTTGATGTACTACTATCTGGAGTATTAGTTCCAAATTTAGAAAAACCATTTATTCTTCTATATCCTCCATGGATAGAAGATTCATAATTTTCTAAAACTGTAGCGACACCCGGAGTTCTAAATAGTGTATGTGTTGTTCCAACTAAATCTAATCCGCCTTCGCATGTTACTGAAACACCTTGTTCTGCCATCTAACAATTCCATGCTCTTAATGATTTATTAATTCTACTATTAGGGTCTCTTGCAGTTTTTGCAGATGTAAGTTTTTTCTTCATCCCTTTCATCCTCGCACAAAAACTAGCCCTTCTTTTATTACCAACTTTTTTACTTGGTGCTTTTAAATTACCGCCAGTTGTTCTGTTATAACTAGCACGACCTTTAGCATTTAAACCACCAGAAGGATTCTTACCTTCTTTTCTTTGCCATGCAGGACTCTTTGCCATTATATTATCCTTGTTCTATCATCAGTCATTCTGTCTGGAAAAGGTTCAATCAATTGTTCTCTCATTGTTCTTAAACCTTTTTTATATTCCGCATCAGCTAACTGTGACTGACTTATGTTATCTTTAAATTGATGTAAATAATATCTTGCTCTTGCAAGTAATACTGTTGTATATTGTTGTGGAAATACTACAGTATCTCCATGATTTGTTAATTCTTCTGGTTGTGAATATGCAAAGAAGTAAACTTTAAATTTACCATTAGGTATAGGTGATAAACCAAATCTATCGTTCTTTGGACTTCTAATAATTCTTTGTGGAATACCATAAGTCTGTGTATTACTTTTATCTACAGACTCTGATATAGCATAATGTTTATTCCAAAATTCTATTGTAATAGGTCTTAGATTTCTAATTTCATATGGTGCTGATTTTCCAGTTACACCTTCTTCTGTTAGTGTAACATTTTCATAATCTATAAACCCATAGTCAGTTGTAACCCCAGTTGAACTTGCGTTAAATTTATACCACCTAGTTCCAGAAACAGTTTCAACTGAAACATTTCCATAATAGTTATCGCTTGGGTCACCAACTGCTAAAAAACTCCATTTATCTTCTGCGTTACAAATATCAAAGTATGCTCTATTAATTGTATCTTTGATATACTTTTGTATTCCTTTTGCGTTTGCAAATGAAACACTTGACAGTTCTACTTCATTTAATTCTCTTATAAGAGTATTAGTTAAATCGAGATATGTTCTGAAGGGTGCTGCCATTTAAAAATTCTTTTCTTGTTATATTAAAAAAAGAGAGGGCGAAATTAATCGCCCCCTCAATATTAGTATTAGTCGATAGTGTAGATTGCTTTTACTAAAGCATCATCTCTAAGAACTTGTCTTCCATATACATGAAGACCTCTTACGATATCACCGAAAGTATCAGTATCTCTTAAAGTCTCAATGTTTAGGATTGACTGAGCAGTTGCTGTAGAAGACATATGTCCTGCTAAGCATTGACCAGTAGCATTTGAAGTTGCAGGGATGTTAGAAGATTTGTACATTTGGAATCCTCTAATTGAACCAGATGCAACTAGACCATTTCTTACTCCACCATCACCTTGGTTAAAGTCAGATGACATAAGTTTTGAGTCTGTAGCTGCCAATTCTTCATAGAACTCTGGTTTTGCAACAAACCATCTTTGGTCTTCTGGCACTTGAGAATCGTCAAGTAATCTTGCCATTCTTGCCATGATAGATAAAGGAGTTGCTTCTCCAGATGCATGTCCCATGTCGATTGGGTCAGTAGTAGCTAATGAACCAGATGCTGCATTTGCAGTATCACCACCAAGTTGATGGTCTGGAGCAGAAGTAGATACACCTGCAAACATTGCAGTTAATACTTCAGCATCCATAGTGTTCTTAAGTGTATAAGCTGCACTTGATGCACCAACTGATGCAAAGTTGATATGAGAAAGTTTTTCCTCGATATCATCAACTATAAACTTAAAGCTATTTGCTTTGTCAATTACAAGAGTAAGTTCTTGGTCAGTTAAGTACTGCTTAGTTGTACTTGCTGCTCTTGTATAAGCCGCAACTGTGATTTCTGGTTCTTTGATGATTTTTACTGTATCACCGAAAGCCGCAATCTCACCTGCGTAGTCTGTGTTTGTTATTGCTTCGATTACAGAAGACTTTCTAAAGAAGTTTTGAATCTTCTTCGAAAATATTTCTGGTACGAAGAACTCATTAGTCTGTCCACTAGTAGTATCAAAGTTTGATAAATTACTGTTGACAGCATTTTGAAATACCGCCATGATATTCCCCTTTCCTGTGTTGTTTAAGTTAAGTGATTAACAATGTGCGGTCTATAAAATTTAGTAAGTCGGATTACCAGAACCTCTACTTGGTCTGTTACCCATGTCATTTATGACACGACCTTCAGACATAGCTTCGGTTATAGCTTTTTCGTTCTTATCAAATTCTGACTGCGACATTGCCGCTATTTGAGAACGAGTCCAAATCTTTTTAGAACCATAGCCGATTTCTTTGCTGTTTTTTACTTTCACCATTTCTGATGCTGCAACTAAATCGCCAGATAATTCTGGTTTAGATTTTGACTTGCCGGTATCCTGTTTGAATAAATCTATTGCTCTCGAAGCAAGTTCTGCATTTGTAGCATTACCATAAACCCATCCCTTAATAGCTTCGGGTTGACTTTCCGCCCAACTATGAAACTCATCCGACTCTCTAATTTGTTCAAAGTCTGGATGCATTCTCGCTAGTTTAGCTTCTGCTTTTTCTTTGTTAACAGTTTGATTTAATTCTTTGAGTTGTTTAATCTCTTGTTTTAAATCTTCTGTTTCCTTAGCACTTCTAAGATGTGCGACTGTTTCAACAACACCATAAACATCTGGGTATTCTTTCTTAAAAGCTTCGATTTCCTCTGCACTTTTAGGTGCTTTGTATGTAGGTCTATTAGCACGAATTTCTGCTAGTAGTTCCTCTTCTCTCGACTTAAAAGAATTAACACGACCATCATAGTGTTTCTTGAGGTCATCATATCTTTTTTTGTAGTCAACCTTTTGATAAGGTTTGTCAGCTTGTTGTTCCGGAGTATCTTCCTCAGTTTCTGTTGATTGCATTGAATCAACAACAACTTTTGGTTGGTCCTTCTTAACCGCTATCGTGTTAGCATCTGCAAATTCTTTACTTGCATTTGCCTTCATTTGTTCATAATCAATATAATCCTTTTTAGCATTATATGGATTTGCTTCTATTTCATTACTCTGCTGAGTAGCTTTACTTTTCAGTAAAGTGTCTGCATTACTTTCAACCATTTTTAATCACCTTTCTTGTTTGGGGTTTGCGTATTGCAAAGTAGCCGATATAGAGTGCCTAGGTGATTGCCCGGGTAGCTCTATATTTTATACTTGTCGGCAGATAATAATCCGCCTTTTGCCATCATGGGTTGTCCAGATTCCATTTGAGAATCTTGAACTGCCATACTGTTATCATACTCTTCTTCTGCTGCTCTCATTTGTTTTCTAAGTCTGTCCACACCAATTTGCTTAACTGCTTTTGCTGTGAATACAAACTCACCATCTGATAACATTGCAGGTATCGAGTCTGAAGTTCCTGTTCCCGGTCCATCTACTTCTCCAGAACCGGTGAATTCTTTTG